TGTAAGCCATTCTTTCATAAAGATACCTATAGGTGGTTTTTCTTTATAACATACAGAGTTATTAGCTAATGCTCTTTGACCTTCATTATTCCACCACTCACCAGATTTAGCTAAAGCCATTTCCTGGTCTTGTAAATCAGATAGACTAATAAGTGCAGAACGTCTTACCCCACCTACTACTACAACTGAACCTATCTTACACATGATGTCATGGCATTCTATAGATTTTAACTGTCTGCCTACTGCACCTTTAAATATGTTTACAGTGAATGTGAATAAATCATCTAAGGGGTCTGGACCAGATGATCTACCACCAAATGTTTTTAATCTTGCACCTGCAGGTCTTAGTTTAGATAAGTCCCAACTAGGTATCTGACCAGAGTATAACAAATGTATTAGTTCTTTATAACCTTTAGCCCAACCTGCTTTGCTGTCACCTACAACAATCGTTGTTTCACTTTCTTCTAAGGACTCGTTAACTGTAGGTAATTGTTTTGTATACTTTCTTTCTACAGAAAAACCTACACCTGTTCCACACATGAGTATGTACAAACATTCATCAAATGATCTTACACTGTCTACAGGTAAGTATGAACAATTATATCCTGCAACATTACATCTATCTAGTGCTATACCAGATGTCATTAAGGCTCTCATAGAAGGCATTATTTCAAGATTAAGCACAGCATCTTGTAATTCTTTGCGTAATTCTACAGGCAATTTATAATTGTTCTTGTCGTTTAAACGGGTTTCTAAATAATTAAAATATCTATCTACTGTCTCATTCCAAGATTCTCTTCTATTTTCTTCATTTATCCACCTAGCATATCTAGAAACGTGTATAAAGCTTTGATAATCTGTAGGTAGTTCTACAGAATTTTTTTTACTATTAGTTAAATCGTATATTCCCATTATTTTCTTCTCTTTAGTTTGTTTTTGTTTTTAAAATATGCAAGGTTAAAACCTCGTTCCCATTCTTTGTGTCTCATATGATAACTAGGGTATGGATTCTTTAGCTTACCATTATGAAATGCTCTTTGCCCTTCTTCAAATTGTATTTTTAAAGGTGCACTATTACTTCTTTTACCTTTTTTGTGTCGCTGTCGCATTTAAAACTTCAACTCCTTCTACATCATAAAAACTAGTGTCAATAATATCAATAAGTTCTTCCGTTACTTCGTCATCTACAGGCATAATATAAACTGCAGGATCAATTTCTAAATCAATAATTATTCTAGCTCTTATCTTCATGTGTTTCTATTAATTTATCTAAATACCACCTAGCTTTTTTTAGGTCTTGTACAGGCTTTTCTTTATACGCATATCTCCATATGTATTTAAGAACATTACCTTTTAAGTATCCTTTAAATTCTAAAGATGACATAGAAGCCTCTATTGCTTGTATAGCTTCTATGCCCCCTTTATTATAATGTTGTGGATAATTCACATCATCATACTTCGATGTTGTAGGCTTCTTCATTCAGTGTTCCTCTACCAAATATAAATAAACTTTCATCTGTGTTACTCATTATTATTATAAAGTTAAAAAAAGTATTAAGTATAATCATACCTAATGCTGACTTAAAGAATACTACTACTCTTCTTTTGTAAAGTCCACGTGTACTACGTTTCCTTTTCGTTCCACAACAGGTTCTTCCAGTTCAAAATCTATGAGTGACTTCCATAGCATCTCTCCTTCTTTTCCTGTTATTTTCCCGTCAACAGCTTTATCAAAAAAAGTGGTATAGAGGTCAATAAGTTCATCAGATGCGATGTAACTAAGACCAACCATAGCACGAGCCAAGTTAAGGTAATGCTCGTAAGCATCATCAGGGAGGTTAGCAGACGTATTACAGGTAATAAAAGTCTCATGAATCCAATCTCCGTCTTCGTCTGCTTTTGGGATGATACGAATTATAATTGTATCTTTTCCCGTTTCGAGGGGCTTCTTTGCCATTAACTCTTTCCTTCCTGTACTTCGGTATAGTAATACCAAGGAGGACTAACAGCAGATGAAGCAGGCTGAGGCATATGTTTAAGGTCATCCCAACAAGAATTTTTATATTCGCAAAAAGAACATGTCTTGCAAAGATGTTTATTACCTGTCTTCTTTCCTCTAAAAGTCTCTTCAACCGCCTCGAAATTGCGTTTAAACGGTATCTTATCTTTTATTGCTTTTATTTTAGACTCGATAGTGTTTAAACGTTCCTGTATTTCTTCTTCAGTAAGTTCTAATTCTAGATAAGTTATCTCGCCAGTGGCTTTATTAATAGCCCACCAACCGCCTACATCTTTCTTAGAGCCATGCGAATACATAACTAATTGGTCTACATAACCAAAAGTGTCATGCTCTTTCATGTTTGCATCGGAAGAAAATTTATGTCTGTATGCCCAAGCAGAACAAGATTTTACATCATCGACCTTACCGTCTATGTATAAATCTGTCTCGCCTGATAATACATGATCTCCTATTTTAATTTCTACTTGTTGGCTATCCTCAAAAGATATATCAGATGCTTTTAAGATAGCCTTAAATATAGCTTCTATTGTATCCCCTAATATCATACGCATTTTAAATGTAGAGTCTTGTGGCTGTTTTTCAGCACCCATAGCATCCATTTGCAACTGACATAAGGGTTTACCCAGATTAGAAGGGCGTAGTTTAAACACTCTCTCTTCTGGGTTAAACTGACGTTTTAATGCTTTTTTAAAATATTCGCCTGCTTCTTCTACTATTTCATCAGACATAGTAGCTTTATCCGCACTAGCTTTTTCTAGATAGGCAAAAATTCTTGCTAAGTTATCATTCATGCTATGCGTCTACGTTAATAAACTCTTCAGCATCAAGAACAACTTCAGCATCATTTATTTTCTTTGATGCTTCTGAAGCTTTTTGTCTAACCATATCATTATGCGTTAGAATGTACTCATTAAAAACTTTATTAGTTCCTATATCTTCTTCTGATAATTCAATAGAATCTTTTTCAATAGTAGGATTTACAATATACCAACTAATAGCAGGAGTGGATTTATATTCCATTTCAAACTTCAGCTCTCTGCTATAAGGTGCTATTTTATTTTTAGCCATTTCAGATAATGCGTTACCAAACTGTTTAAACGTATCCTTACTACCTATTTGATATAGTACAGGAAGATTATCAAAAGAAACTTTTTCTCCGTTACCTTCTTTTACAGCATTCTCTACTCTTAATAGACCAAACAGTACTCTATATTTTTTAGAGCCTCTCCACCATGCTTTTTCATCATCACTAGCTTTGTCCCAATCTTCTATTTTTGTTTTACCACAATTCATAGTTCCTAGTTCGTCTAGTGCGTCATCATATAAGTTACGAACAAATATAGAACGGTTTACATACCTGCCTCGCATATCTTTACCTTCTTTAGTTTGAAAGATAGCGTTTTCATCGTATCTCTGGTAGAAAAATCTTTGTTGAAATACTCGTATCCATGCGTTTTCAGCATAGACTACCCCATATTTAGGGTGATCAATCTTTACTGTGCCATCAGGAATTGATGATCCAGTAGCTGATCTAGTCTTATTGTTAATTGAAAGTCTAGGAATATTTACTAAAGAGCTTGATGTTTGCTCGTTTTGTATTCCTAATGCTTCCATAGCCTGTGAAAAAGGCAATGTGTCTTCTGTTAATGTTAATTCTGTAGTCATATAGACCTCCTTTAATGTGTCATAGAGTTATACTCTTATTTAAGATAATGTCAAGTTTAAACGGTTAATATTTTGATCTTTTTTTATAGATAATATTTTCGCCTTTTTTATGCCATGACATTTTTGGCAATGTGATTTTATTATACGGATGCTGTCTGTTGTATTGGTATAGTTCTCTCTTCCATTTCACAAACGTCTTCGGACTGTTCATCATGTATTTCTTCCATATCTAACCAGTCATCTCCTATCTTTAAGTCTACTCCCATAGGAACATCTAAAGTAAGATTAAACTCGGCAAGCAACCTTTCTGGGACTTTTAACATAGCCTTTTTTAGTTCAAAAGGTATGACATCAATCTCGTCTGGGTGTACATCAACAACAATAGAATCGTGTACTGTGTTAATGATAAGTGATTTATATTTTTTTAAGTCTAATACTTCCTTAAACAAAATACATGCTAAAGGGACTATTTCTGCGGTAGCAATGGACTGCACAGGATAATTTTTAATTTGTGTTGCGAAGGTAGAACCATATCGTGTTCGTGTTACTCTAGGAAAAGAAAACTGTCTTCCTGTTATTGTTTGTATTCTTTTGGTAGCTATAGCTTCTTCTTGTAATTTAGCATGCCATTTACCTATACTACTATACTTCTCAATAAAAGATTGGTTATACGCAACTTCAGCAGGAGACCCTGACATGCCTCCATATAAAGGTCTAAAAGTTCTAGCTTTAGCCTCTTGTCTTGATGTAGGCTGACCTGCTTCGGTTAGTACTTTAGATGTGTATGCGTGAACATCAAAACCCTCATCTATTTCTTTTCTACCTGTTAAATCATTTGCTACCCACACTGCCGTTCTAAATTCTAGTTGTGCAAAATCTGCCTCTAGTACTTTACCTCCTTCAAACCTGGACACAATAGCTTTTCGTACTTTAGCAGTGCTTCCTCTTGGCAAGTTTTGGAAATTAGGTTTAGAAGAAGATAGTCTTCCTGTAGCAGTTCTTACCTGATTAATCTGAGGGTGCAGTATACCATTTTCATATACGTTTTGCTGTATGCCTTTGCAAAAAGAATTTATATAAGTGTCTAGTGCATTTATCCTTTGCATATTATCTAAAAATAAATAGGCATCGTTTAAACCCTTATCTTGAGCAATTTCTGCCAAAATTCCAAACGTAGTTTTATCTGTTGCGAAACCATTTGCAGTCACTTGATCTACAGATGTTGGAGAGAATCTAAACCCCGCAACATCCTGTAATTTTTTATAGGTGTATCCTGTGCCATTACACGACTGACATTTAGGATGTTTTTTATACGGAGTCCCGTCTTTTTTTCTACGAAATATAGTTCCTGTGCCTCTACAAGTTGTGCATTGTTTCACCTCTGTCTTACGAGATATTGTAGTTTGTGCTTTAATTATTTCGTCTAAGTGATTCTTAGGTATACGATTTTTATACTTGCCTGTACCACCTGCTCTAGTTCCTATACCAAAAACTCTAGCCCATTCATTCTTATCGTTAACCTTTCTAGACCATACAATTTCAGATAGCTGTTCAGGACTAGCTAAATTAAAAGGCTTATCTCCCATAACTTTCTTTACAATTTCTTTATTCTGTGCTGTCTTGTATGTTCTCTCGTTAGCATAGCCTAGCCTAACAGTTTCTAAAGCATCTACATCAATCGCTAAACCATTTCTTTCTATGTCTATAATAACCTTAGTCATTTCGTTAGTTAATTTTACAATAGGTAACATAGATTTGTATTCGTCTGTATTAAAAAGTTTATTTTGTTCTAAATAAAGTTCACCACAAGATATTATATCATATTTATTATACTCACCAACAAGACCTATAGGCATAGCCTCAAAGCCTACTTTGTTGTTAAAATATTCTTCTATTAGTTCAGACTTCTTTTGCGTTACATTTCTTCTTTTACAAGATTGTTCTAAAGATAGAGCTACCTTCTCTCCTCTCGCTAAAAGATATTCTCCGATCATAGTGTCGTACAAATCTCCTGAGTAGGTAAAACCACATTCATATAACCATGACATATCATATTTTATGTTATGCCCTATAAGTAAATCCGCCTTGTCTAAAGCAGTTTGCAAATCAGTTACATCACTGGGAGAGCTATCTCTATACTCATCGTGTTTAAACCATGTGACTGTTACATTCTCTACTTTATCAGTTACAGGAGCATGTCCAACACACACTAAATAATTATCTTTATGGTAAGGAGACGGATTACCGTCTGTAACTTTGTTTTCAATGTCAATTACTAATTTGTTATTGTACATATACTTTCCTTATTAAGTCGGGCTGAGTGCGTTAGATTGTACGAGGTAGGTAAACAATCAATATGTACATCAGTGAGTTCAGTCTTGAGGAGGATTAGATTCTCACTATTACATCGTCACACTCAGCCACATCCCTACAAAAATGAAAAAAAGTAGGGAAACCGTTTAAACATCTTAATCCATATAAGATGCTGTAAGATGGTCAAATATTACAGCAAAGTTACCATGCTGTCCTGTTATCTTATTCTTAACGATATTAATCCATCTCATATTAGTATCGCCTTCTTCTGTTTCTTCTTTGCCTATTAAGACAATTAAATCTGCCTCACCTGCCTTGCCCGTTCTTGAGCCTGACAACATGGAGTCGTTCAATATAATTTTACCAGATGCTTCAGCAGATAACTGACACATACCAAACACTACACAATCTTGTCGTTTAGCTAAGTCTCTGCTTTCAGCATATAAACTTGTAAGCCTTTGGTCATCTCTAGCATAAGTACCTCCTATCTGGGTCTTATCTAGTATATCTATTATAACAATATCAGGCTTTTCTTTTTCTACTATCGACTCCATTTCACCAAATGTCAAGCTACTAGAGTCAAATACTTGTAACTTTTCTGATTTCTTTTTCCACTTGTCTATAAATTTATGCTTATATTCTTTTACATAAGCTATTCTCTCTTGGCAAGAAGCTGACACCATTCTAAGCATATGACGTTGAGCCTTTTCTTCATTAGTAAACATCATACA